TGAATTGATTGTAGTACTCCTGTTGGCCGCGGCCCTTGGCGTCTATTGACTTGGCGCGAGAAATTGCTTCGCGCGTGAACAGCGCAGCATTGCGCCGTTCTCGCTCCAAGGTCCCCAAGATGGCCGCAGTACGAGTGTTGTCCGTACGGTAGAAACTGGCACCGCGTTCCCGAGTCGGACGCAATGCCTCAGTGTCTTCGATTTCAGTTTCCGCAGTATTTTGAGCGCGAATGAAACCGAGTTCATTCGTGGCGTTTTGACGAAAACGCTCTCTATTAGACAAGTCTACTTCTAAAGAAGATATCTCTGCTTGAGACAAGCCGCGAATTTCGGATTCTTGGAGCGCTGATCTCAGGAGGGTGATGTCATCCGAAACGCGGCTTAGCCTATCTGTGATTAGGCGTTCACGCAGACTAGTGCGCCTGGGCGGGTCGAATTTCATTTTGGGCATAGATGGAGTTCGACCCTCAGGCTTACGGTGTGACGTGTGAATATTACTAAAGTTTTTTGATTAAGCTAGAGTGATTGGTGTCACCTAGCACAGTATCATGACAAGGAGAGATACTGTGCAGGTGGAGGGGGGGGCCCGCGCGGTCCCCCTATTGTATTGCGGGGGCCGCTTGGGCCCCCGTTTTAACTAGTGAGGTATTTAGATGCTGATCTACACAGACAAGGAGCTGCTGCAGCAGACGGTCGAGCGCCTTACTTCGTTACTGAAGGTGGCGAAGGGACCGAACTACCGGGTTCGCCTCCTGGCGGCGCGGGAGGCGGTGAAACAGCAGCGGCAGGCGGAGAAGCGGCGGAAGCGCCGTTAGCCGCAGGAGCGGCCGCCGCTGTGGCGGCGGCCGCTATTTTCGGATCAGGGAAGAACTCTTTCTCATAGGGTGTTGGATCAGGAATAAACTCATCCTCGACATCAAAGTCGTTAGCCTCTTCCTCAGTGTCAAAGCCTTCAGCGTCTGCCAGCTGACGCAGACGCTCCGAATGGACGAAGTCCTTTATCTGATTTAAGACCGACGCTTTTTGTTGAAGTGTAACCGCAGGTTTTACCGGAACGGGATCAGGATATTCTTTTCCATCAGTCCCAATTCCAGACGTGACCTGGATGCCGTCCCAATCGTAACGAGGTGGGACAAGATAATCACGATCTTCTGGACCAACTTTTTTAGCCATCATAGCACCCTTGGGTTGGAGGTTTTACGCAGGAGACGACGCGCTTGTACAGAGTGATTGCTCAGAACGTAAACATTGTCGTTTGCTTCGTCAGCAAAGACGCGAGTTGTGGGAGTACAAGTAGTGAAAGTCTGATTGAGGCTAGGAGGAGAGCCGAAGTCACGAGCAAGATGCCAATTTGAGAGCGTGTCACGGAATTGACCGTGCACCGAACTTTCCATTCTTCTGTATTCATCATAGCGATCTTGGAAGCCCCATACTCCATTGGCGACAGAACTGTCGATTTCTCTGGTGTTGACGCCCTGCATTCCAATTTGCTCGAGCTCACGTTGCCAATAATCCTCTTTCGTACCAGTGAGACCAGGTTGAGTAGTGCCACGCAAAAGATTTCGCGTGGTTCTTTGCATGTAAACGGAGCGGGGGCGAACGGACATCATGCACATAACGATGCCGTGTTCCTCGTAGAATTTCCGGTACCTGTTGGTCCTAAGTCCAGATATTCCATGACCGGCCATTGTGCCGACCCCCGTCTGCGCTCCGGCGCTATCGCCACCGGTTTGCAGAACTTCAGAGATTTGCATCACAGAGCGTGAAGAAGAAAGCAGCTCAGGACGCTGCAAGCGAGCATCAGAAGCACGAACGCCGTGATAAGCCAGATATTCAACATAACGAGAGCCCCACATATTTCGGGCTTCCTGATAACGCTGCAAAGCGAATTGACGGCGAAGATCATTTATCGAACCGCCATCGAAACCAGATAGCTGCGCAGCTACGCCAACGGGATTGCCAGCACCAAATGCACCACCAGGATCCTCCGAAGCGATCCATACGCCAGCCGTTGTTGACTGCACGCCAGGAGTAGCACCGGTATTACCAGCAGCATCTCTAAACCCAGCTGGGGAGGTGGAGATCGCCGTACCATCCACGACGCCGAGACCGGCAACAGGCGCCTGGGCACCAGTAGGAAACACGCCGAGAGTTGCGCCGAGAGACGGGTTAGTGCGCGTAGTCGTGAGATAATCTTTTTCCCAAGAGATAGACTGAAGACTAGTGACCGTTGTGTTGTCGTCACCAGCTCCCGTGCCGATATCGAGAACAGGTTGAAGTTGCTCATCGCGGTACCATTCATTCCAGATCATATTGTAGGCACGAAACGGGAGAGCGTTGATTGCAAGGCTGTCACCGAGATTGGCCGTGGGTACCCCCATAAAATCAGCCAGTGTGCCCACGCCTGCGTTATTGCCGACGTTGCCATCAAGGTTAACCGTAAAGATGGTCGGGTGCGCTTGCGCATCAAGACCATCGGGACCGCCAGTGATGTAGGCTTCCCATCCATCAGCGTCACTCGTTTTTGGCCATAGCAGCCGGTTAGGAACGAAGAAGCAGTGAATACGCACGTCAATCGAATGCATGACGGGCGTTACCATCGGAGCGCAGCGAACGAGAGCAGAGACCGAATGTTGGATCGTGTCGCCAGGTAGCGCTTCATACCAAGTCAACGGGATTATGTTTCCCATTTTCAAGGAATGTAGTTTCCAGTGAGAGAGACTATGTTTGTGCCTTTTCATGTTGCACCCTTACCTTGTTTTCCAATGCCGCCGAATACGGCGAGAAGAGTTCGAAGCAAACGGATTTAATCGAGCGCGAATTTTCAAACGCAAACGCTTGCAACGCTCGCATGGCTGCAGTGTCCGTTTTATCCACTTCAGTTTCCGCAAGTTTTGCAATCTTCTTCCTTAGATAACGACCAAGAGGTAGATGCCCCTGGCCGTGATTAATTGTGACAGGAACAGCGATTTTGTGGCGGGTCACTTCCGAGGCGACAGAGTTCATGGCAGCTGCACCAAGACCAGGTACTAAGCTCATCCTTGCGAACTCCGGATGCCGTCCCTCTAGTCTCAGGTCCTGACATGACGTCATTTTCTTGAGTGTGTATTTTGCAATATATTTCATTCGCCCTGTGGTGAGCGTCGTCGCGGAAGCAAACCCATAAGGCCAGGTCTCCCTTACATCGGAGCACATGTTGCAGTCGCATCGCCATTCGTATCCTCCTTCCTTATTGCGATATTGCCGGACGGGTCCACTCTTACAACCACGCCCGAAGATGATCGCGTGATAGTGCGGTCTAGAAGTTTTGTCTCCGTATTCTCCGACTGCGAAATATCTAATCTTAGGTTCGGAAATCTTACGGAACCGTTTAAGCCATAACTGCACATCGCGGGGGTCAAGGCTGTCAGGATTATCCCGCTTTTCCAAATCAGCAAATGTGAGAGTGACAAACGCATTCTCCGCATGCTGCGTACTTTCCAGCAAGATGCGATGATACCAAAGACGTTGGCGATCAAAGCGGCAGGGCATGCACTGGCCACAGCCATGTGCACGCCCGTTTTTTACGAAGGGATGGGTACATTTCAAAGTCTATATCCTACCCTTCGACGTAGACGACGATGCACCCGCCGGCGGCGAGAGTAACGTCCCATGTGGCGACGGCCATACCTACGACGACCGAAACCACGACGACGACGACGAAATCTCATGCGCTCTCACCTACCTTCCAAAGTTAGGGTTGTAATACGAGGGTGAAAAAATATCGCCAGTAGACAGCGATCGAGAAGTATCCTGCCAAATTTTCGAAGGCGAGAACGATCGTAGAGTTTTGATAACGCTTTCCACTTGAGGAATACCGAAGCCCGTTTGCACAGCAGGTTCATTCCAGCCTGGCGGGACGAGCTCAGGGTTCTCTCTAACCTTACGAGCAATGTCTTGTTGCACTGTCGTTTGAATTGCAGCGTTGATAGAATTTGTCCGAGCCGTTTGCGCTTCCGCTTTTGCCTTATCCAGATTGACGCGATTTATTTCTCCAAGTGCACCTTGTAACGCACCGCCGAGTTGACGAGCACCTTCCGCGATACCAGAACCAGGTTGAGGCACATTTAACGAAGGAACGTTTGGAGTTTTTATTCCCATAGCAACGAGCGGATTAATTCCGGCAGCAGTCGCATTTTTGATAAGACCAGGCAGGTAAGTGCCTTGAGCCATATTCATTGATTGTTGGAGTTGTTGTGTGTTGATCGCTTGAGCAGATGACGCATTTATTTGAGCACCGGCAGCAGCTCCGCCAGCGCCGATAAGACCGCCGAAGATATCGCCGAGAAAGTCAAACATAGTCAGCTCCTGTTTAACACGGTGACCGCGAACGGTGACCGGACCGATGACCTGTATTCAGACCACGGGCGATCAAGACCTCACGACGAACCTTTTGACGCCATTTGTAGTCGATGCAGGGATCGGAAAGTGAAGCAGCAGCGGCGTAACCTTTTATGCCGACGCCGTGAAATTTTTTGGTGAATTGATTGTAGTACTCCTGTTGGCCGCGGCCCTTGGCGTCTATTGACTTGGCGCGAGAAATTGCTTCGCGCGTGAACAGCGCAGCATTGCGCCGTTCTCGCTCCAAGGTCCCCAAGAT